CCTTAAAGGTCCTGCCGCCCGGTGTGCTTTCATTTTTTAACGTGCTTTTCATAAATCTGCACCTCCTTCTACCACCTCAAGGGCGGTTGCCCGCCCAAAAGGTGCCCGTACAGCTGGCGCTTATTTGTTGCGCCATGCTGCGTTGCCCTCCATATTCCGCAGAAGGATTTCCCTTGCCGTTGCGAACTCCTCACCAATGAATCCCAGCCGGAGCATCCAGCACCGCATTGCGTATTTGTCGTTGTCGGTCTGCTGGGGCTTCGGGCTTGCCGTTCTGACCATCTTGGCAAGCTGGCTCATTGCGAGGCAAAGTTGGATGTAGGCTTTCATCTCACCGGCATGCAGTCCGTTACGCTTTCCGTCCGCTGGGTCTGCGAATTGGAAAAGGCGGAATTCAATGGTTCCTTTTGTAAAGGTGGCATGGAGGTTCAGCATATGGTACCGGCTTGAATTGTAGTGGGCATTCCGGTTTTCCCAGCTGGAACCGTTGCCTTCGTACCAGATGTCTTCCAGCTTGCGCATGGTGGTCGGCTTCTCGCGGTTCAGCCGGTCGAGGAAGCGGTGGTCGACTACCCGGCAATATTGTCCGGTACGCCCTGCGTCGATCCGGATGGCTCTGCCGATCTGCTGTTCGTGTGCCGCCATGATGTTCACAAGGTTGCGGATGGTCTTTGCGGTGTGGTCGCCTTTGCCGATGTGGATGTGGACCCCGCATCCGCGGCTTGGACTGCTCTTTGCGCCTGCCTTGCGGAGCAGCCGGATGATTTCCTGCAGGGACTCGATGTCGTCGTAGGTGAGGATCGGGGTGACCAGTTCGCATTTTTCTGCGTCCGGTCCGTAGATGCTCACATCCCTCTGGAATTTCCAAACCCTGCCCTGTCCGTCCTTGCAAGCCCAGCTGTAATATCCGTACTCGCTGGCGGCGTTCCATGCTCTGGTTCCGAAGTACTCGGCAACCTTTCTTGCCGCTTTTTCTCTGGTGATGTTGTTCATCTCGATCTCAACTCCGATGGTCTGGTTTTTCATGGCTTCAATCTGCTCTCTTGTTTTATCGTTCATGGTATGTTCTCCTTTGTTTTTTCCTTGTTTTCCCTTTCGGTATGTGCATATTACCGTCAGGTGCGGATAATAGCAAGGATATAAAAGAACATATATTCGACAAATATGAGGCAGAATGATCGTGTACATTTCTGCGGTTTATCTGCTTGATAATGTACATTTTCAGAGTTAATATCGGTACAATGGAAGAGGGTCTCACTTATTTTCCGGCCCCCATTGGGGGCTTGGGAGCTTACGCTCCCGCCTCCAGCATCTGCGCCGTATCCGCCCCACAGTCGGGCTGTGTCGGCTGGGCTGCATCCTGTGCGGCCGTTTCCCCAGTGGCAGGATTGCTGTTCTGTGCCGCCTGTTTCGCGGCTTTCAGGGCATCCCGTTTTGCCTTTTCCCTTGCAAGGAACTTCTGTGCTTCCTCATCCGTCCGGAAAGCCGCATGGCCGGAAAGATTCTCCATGAGGATCTTGCGGGTCTCTTTGAAATCCGGACCGTTCATCCCAAGCCGCAGGAGCCATGTGCGGAGTGCATACTTCTCATTCTCATCGTTGACATCCTTTGCCTGGATGCGCTTCTGGCTGATCGCCTGCTGGTTCATCAGAATGGCAAGGTGACCGAAAGCCGTCAGATGATCATAGTCGGAAGCCGTCGGGAATCCTGTGAAGGAAACCTTTTCTTCTGTGATCACCAGACCTTCCATCGCAGTTCCGCACTGTGCTTCGTAACTCTTAAGCGCCTCGATGAAGTTTGCCACCGTGTAAGTACAGCTGTCATCCCGCAGTGTTTCGACCAGGTCGGTTTCCACATGGAAGTGCCCGCCCGTTGCCTTGCTGATGAGTCGGCCCCGGCTGTAGATGAGGTTGACCAGATTGCGAAGGCTCACGCCGTTATGCTGGCTGGTGGGGAAAGCAAGTTCCAGATCCAGCGGCACTTCTTCCGGCTGGTCTTCTGCTTCCGGCTGCTCTTCGCTTTCCGATTCCTCTGCATCCGGCTCATCCTCTGTTGCACCATCCTCTGCCGTATCATCCGGCTCCTCTTCGGTCACAGGCTCCGCTGTCAAATTCTCGGTCGGCTCTGTGTTTTCCGGCTGGTCATCCGTGCTCTCAATGCTCTCGCCGCCGCGGATCAGTCCCTCATTCAGCAGGGTCGTCAGCAGCTCGGCATCTGCATTCTCCGGCTCGACCAGAAGATTGCCGTCCCGGTCGATGGTGTAGTTGCCGATGTCATAAGCATACAGCGGTGCTCTGGTGTAGTAAGGATGGATACCCGTCAGCTCCTCCATGCGATTTGCAAGTGTCTTACGGTCTGCTATGTTCAATTCAAATTTCAACATAATTCATTGCCCCTTTCGTTTTCTTCTGTTTTTGTGCATCCCGATGTTCTTTTCGGTAGCACATATATCACTCTGAACCGGTCAAATATCAAGGCCATTTCCCGATATTCTTCATGTTCGACTAATTACACAAGGGACTGCGAAATCTGTTGTGTAAATAGGACCAATATGTAAGCCCACCATATCACCAGGTCGCTTTCTACCTAGTAATATAGCGGGCCAGTTTATTCTTCCAGACCTGCACACCATGCGATGCCGGCCAGAACAAAAAATGCGTTGGCTAAGCATATGCCGTTGCCCCAGATACGGTACTCTGCCGAATCCGTATACGGGTCAGCCAGCCATTTCCGGATCTGTTTCTCCGTTTTCGGCTTCTTGGCGTGGGTCACGATTTTGCGGTGCGTTTCAAACACATCTGCCCAGAACGCCAGCTCTTCTTCGGTCGGATCTTCTGTTCCAAGGTTCCGGCACCACCAGTCCGGGAAGCCCTGCAGTCTGGCACACTCGGTCGGTGTCAAGCGGCGGACGGTATAGGTCACAGGTGCCGGCTGCGCTTCCGGGTTATCGATGACCAGACGGTCATTGAAAGCATCCTGCCCGTTGAAGCCGCTTGGATGCGCCCCGGTTGCCACCGTTCCCATGACACCCTCGTTCAGATGCGGCACCGGTGCGATGGTGGTCGGGTCTTTGTAGTCCCGTGCCATCAGAGTCGGTGCGACTTCTTTTGCCACCTGCATATAGGAGCCGGTGGTCATGGCATACACATCCTCCGGTGCGCAGACTGCATGGCGGTCAGTGGCATCCAGTGTAAAGCAGACATCCTCATTGACGCCATCCCCCTGCGGACCGTTCTCATCCTTGCGGCCGATCATATTACCCTGCAGGACGAAGGTCTGCTGCTTCATCCCCGGCTCTGCTGCAAGTGCCGCTGACTTCTCTCCCAGATCCCGGACTTCATCCCTCTGGTTCTGGGTAAAGGCGACCGGCTCTACCACGCAGATACCGCCCTGATTGCAGGTCGGATCTCCACCACTGCGGTCTAGTGTCCGGGAGGTCTCCGCTTCATAGAAGCCGCTTTGCGGATTATCGGACATCATGGAGTGGCTGGCTTTAGAGCAGACACCGTAGCATTTCGGAACGAACAGTGTCTGGTCGTTGTTGCAGCCGAGGGTAGCCGACTTTTCTTCCTGCCAGATAGCGCCCTTGCCACCGCCTTCACACCCGGAACGGATCTTCAATGTGACCGCCGGAGAGTTTTCAACTTCTTTCACCGGGCTTTCCACTGAATTTTCAACAGCGTCCATGACCATCGGGACATTACCGCCACCCGTACCACACCGGCTTGTCAGTGTCTGTACCTTACCGTCCTCGGAAATCTTCACCCGGCTGTCCGCAGGGTGATTTTCCAGTGCGATGGCGGCCGGCACGACGCCAGCCCGGAGGGTCGGTGACCGTTCCTCTTCGTATCCAATGCTTCTGGCATTTGCGGAATGCTCGGTACAGAAACCAGCGGCTTCCATAACACACGGCGGATGATGTGCCTCCGCACGGAGGGTGGCTGTCACCTCTTCCGTCACATCCATCCTCTCTCCGCCCTGATCGTTCAGACAGAGCCGTCCTCCTGCTCCACTGCAGCCTGTCTCTCCAGTGCTGCTTTCAGCACCGGCGGCAGCTCTTTGCCACGCACGGAAGCCCTCCGCAGAATACCGAGACACGCCTTCGGACTCAAATAATACCTTTGGGGCACTCTGGTCTGCAAAATCTGCGACAAGGTAGATACGTTTTCTTCTTTGGGGAACGCCCCACCATTGTGCATCAAAAACTCGATACGCGACGCTCCATCCGCCTCCCACGTAGTAGTCAGCGTCGGGCCATCCTTTCTTCTCAGGCGCAGGCACCGAGGCGGACGGTTCTTTAACACCGATGACGGCTTCGAGGACTGCTTTGAAGTCCTGTCCTTTGTTTGAGGAGAAGGCCCCTGGCACATTCTCCCACACGATAAATCTTGGTTTTTCTCCATTGGTCTTACACCTCATTTCCTTCACGATTCGGATTGCTTCGTAAAACAGGCTGGACCGTGAACCATCCAGACCGTCCCGCTTACCCGCGATGGACATATCCTGACAGGGACTGCCAAAAGTGATGATGTCTACAGGAGGTAGGTCTGCACCGCTGATAGCAGACACATCTCCATAATGCTTCACCTGCGGCAGACGCTTGGTCGTGACCCGGATGGCAAACGGCTCGATCTCACTGCTCCACACCGGAGTGATCTGCCCGGTCAAAAGCCCGCCCAATGGAAAACCCCCGGAGCCATCAAAGAGGCTGCCGAGGGTCAGCTGTTTATTCTCCATCAGCGACCTCCCTTTCCGGCTCGAAGGTCGCCACTTCCTCGAACTTCAGCTTCTGACTGTCACGGATGACATACACATCATCGTAGTGACCCTCGCTGTGTTCGATATAACGCTTCACGATCACATCCACGAACTTCGGGTCCAGCTCGATGCCTCGGCACACACGGTCGGTTTCTTCGCAGGCGATCAGGGTAGAACCGCTGCCAAGGAACGGATCGAGGACGATGCCGTTGGTCATGGTGGAATTTCGGATCGGATAGCTCATCAGACCGATGGGCTTCATGGTCGGATGGTCCTTGTTGGACTTCGGCCGGTCATACTCCCAGATGGTCGTCTGCTTCCGGTCGGAATACCACTGGTGTTTCCCCTTCTGCTTCCAGCCGTAAAGACACGGCTCGTGCTGCCACTGGTAAGGACTGCGTCCCAGCACCAGAGCATTCTTCTTCCAGATACAGCACCCGGACAGGTAGAACCCTGCATCCTTGAATGCCTTTCTAAAGTTCAGCCCTTCCGTATCTGCATGGAAGATATAGATGGAGCCGTCATCCGCCAGATGCCCGTGCATCTGCTGGAACGCTGCCAGCAGGAACTGGTAGAATTCCGAATCGCCCATGTTGTCGTTCAGGATCTTGCCAGCCGTTTCTTCCACATCCACGTTATAAGGGGGATCGGAAAGTACCAGATTTGCCTTGGTGCCGTCCATCAGGGTATCGTAGCATTCTGGCTTGGTGGAATCGCCGCACAGAACGATGTGCTTACCCAGATGCCAGAGGTCGCCCTCTTTGGAGAAGCACGGCTGCTTCAGCTCCGATTCCACATCGAAGTCATCTTCCTTGACCTCTTTGCTGTGGACCTTGTTGAACAGCGTCTCGATCTCAGGCGGGTCAAAGCCTGTCTTACCGAGGTCGAAGTTGGAATCCTCAATGTCCTTCAAAAGATCAGCCAGCAGAGAATCATCCCATGCACCCGTGATCTTGTTGAGTGCGATGTTCAGGGCCTTCTCCCTGGTCTTGTCGATGTCCACCACCGCACAAGGCACTTCGGTGTAGCCCAGCTCCATCGCTACTGTCAGTCTCTGGTGACCACCGATAATCGTCATGTCGGCATTGACCACCAAAGGATCTGCGAAGCCGAACTCCGTAATGGAGTTCTTGATTTTCTCGTACTCTTTATCCCCCGGCTTCAGCTTTTTCCGGGGATTGTATGCAGCCGGCTTGAGTACGGACACCGGCAGCATCTTCAGTTCAGCAGTCGCTTTCATGTAGGTTCCTCCTAATTCAGATTCCCATGCGAATGACCCCTGAAAACGGCACGAAAAAGGAGCCGAACAAAAAGCCCGACTCCATTTCATCTCCATCTTCCTGCGGCTGTTCAGCCATCTCGCACCACTCCGGGTTTTCCCCGTTCACGGATGCCAGAACCTTATCTTCCGCATCGTCAATCGCATGTACACAGATACCCCCGGTGTTGAACATCGGATACACACCGATAATCTTCTTACTCACTCCTGTTCGCCTCCTTCTTCCTGCCCCGGTTGGCACAAGCCCGACTGCAATATTTTCGTTCCAATCCGTACTGATGCCGGTAGGAAAACTCCCTGCCGCACACCGGACAGATCTTTGACCGCACTGTTCTCCAGTTTTCCGGCTTTGGGTGGGTGTTGTTCCACCTTGACCGGCATTCCGGTGAGCAGAACTTTCTCGGTCTGCCTTTATGATTCGGCACAATGGCTGTACCGCACTGAGGGCAGAACGAAAAAGCCATGTCCCTTATCATCTCAGCCGTGTAATCATCCATCTGCCCTCACCTCACTCTCATTTTTCGCCGTTTCTTCGGCGGTTTCTTAGAAAAATCTCATAATTCATACGAAAAGCGGCGAAGTGGAAATCGGCCCCGTCCCGCCCGGTTGAATTGTTGTTGCGGCGGCCGATTCTCGCTCGCCCTCGCTCCTCCCGGAACAAGCTAAAATGTGCGAAAGCTCCCTGTTTTCGAGAAGTTTCACACACTTTGGTTCATTTCGGGGAAAAAGAATGGCACCGGAACGAAAGCTCCGATGCCTGTACATTTTCCTGTTTCATTTTGCGCCGTTAATCCTCTGACCCCCGGCCTATGAAATTTGCGGTTTTTCACAGAAAAGGGCGCACCGGTCTCCGTGTGACTTCACCACAGAGAAGTGACCCCGGCCCCCGGTGGGGGTGTCAGTAGGTGTAGGTCGGGTTGATGTCTTCGGTCAGCGTCTTCTTATCGTGACAACTCTTGCAGAGAGACTGCCAGTTGTTCTGGTCCCAGAAAAGTTTCTGGTCTCCACGGTGCGGAACGATGTGATCCACCACCGTTGCCCGGACGTACTTGCCCTGCTTGGCACACTGCACACAGAGCGGATGAGCTTCCAGATACAACTTTCTGACTTTCTGCCACCGCCTGTTGTATCCACGCTTCGCTGCCGGGCGGGTCACCTCTGGATGGAGAGGCAGGTGCTTCTCACAGTAGAGCCGGCCGGCTTCCACCAGCTCTGGGCAGCCGGGGTGATGGCATGGTGTCTTTGGTCTGTACGGCATGGGTCAGTCCTCCCACGGAAGACCAGCCTTACCGAAGTGACCGTAAGCACTGACCTTGTTGTAGTCTACATCCAGCAGACCCAACCGCTTGATGATCCCCTGCGGAGTCAGATCGTAGCTGTCATGGACATAGGCTTCAATGAAGTCCAGCGACTGATGCTCCGTGCCAAAGCACTCAACCGACACACCCACAGGCTGAATCACACCGATGGCGTAGGCCAGCTGGACTTCGCACTTGTCAGCGTAGCCCGCCTGCACGATGTCCTTGGCAATCTTCCTCGCCATGTATGCTGCGGAACGGTCTACCTTGGTGGGGTCTTTACCGCTCAGAGCGCCACCACCCATGCGACCGATGCCACCGTAGGTATCGCACGCCAGCTTCCGGCCAGTCACACCACAGTCGGCGTAGCTGCCGCCCAGCACGAAACGGCCGGTCGGATTGACCAGCTTCGTGAAGTCGCCGTCCAGACCGTACTCGCAGGCGGCAAGCACCATCATGGATTCGATGATGTGCCGGAAGTCGCTGACCTCCACATCCGGGCTGTGCTGCACGGAGCAGAGGAAGGTAGTGATGCGTCCGGTGTCGTAGTCGTAGCTGACCTGTGCCTTGGCATCTGCACGGAACATCTTAGACGGATGTGCCTTGAGAAGCTGCAGGAACTTGGTGGCGACCATGTACGGGATCGGCATCTGCTCTGCCGTCTCGTTGGTGGCGTAGCCGTACATGATACCCTGGTCACCGGCACCGCCCTTATCCACACCCATTGCAATATCCGGGGACTGCTTGTCCACCAGAATGCCCATGCGAAGAAGCTCGGTCAGATTCCACCCCAGCTTTTCAGCACCGATGCGGTTGAACACATCGTGGACGATCTGGTTGTAGTTTGGCCGATAGTCGGTGGTGACCTCACCGGCAATAAAGAGCTGGCTCTTTTTCAGCAGACACTCGATTGCCACACGGGCGTTCTTGTCATGCTGAAGAATGTCAGTCACAATGGCATCTGCAATCTGATCACAGATCTTATCGGGATGGCCATTGCTGACCTGTTCACAAGTGATGATCTTACTCATGTTCTGTCCTCTCTTTCATGTATCACAAAGCAGGCCGTTTTTGCCCTTGCCCACAAATAGGCTCCCACAAAGACTGCCTGCCCTGTCTCTGTTCATGGTTTCCGTTCATTCTCATATTTTCCTTTCTTCTTCTCAACTCATGTAGCATGTAGCAACCATGTAGCTGAATTTTATATAAGAAAGCTATAAAAGAAAGTAATAATAAAAAAGGTTATGAAATCTCGGCTACAAACCAGCTACATGCTACAAAGCACCCAAAATCAGAAAAAAAAGGTCACAAAAGACTGTCCTTTGGCTTATATGCGTCCTGTACCGTCAGGTCTTCCGCTCCATTTTCCACTTCCTTGAACCTGCAGTCCATGATCAGCGTAGTCTGTCCGCCACCGCCTTTGGGGCGCTTTCGGACCACTTTGAAATGCACGCCGATAGCATTTTTAAAGTTCTTCTGGTTCTCTGAGGAATACCCGTTCTCCTCACACCACTTTGTGTACAGCTGGTATGCTGCTGCCGTCCGAAGTTCCGATCCTTCCTCTTTTTCAAGCCACGCCTCAATGAACTGCCCGATCCGATCAGAATCATCCTTGTAATCTTCCGTGGCTTTCGTAACAGCCTGCGGAAGTTCCAAACCGCGCTGGCAGAACTTTTTGTACCCTTCCAAGCACCAGTTGAAAATACCTGACAGGTTCTCCGGCTTTGCAAACTGTCCCTTCAGCCCCTGGTCCTGTTCTCCCTCTTCAAAGTGACGGTTGAACGGGATGATCTTCAGTCGGCCGGATTGGAACAGGGTCATATCATTGACATTAGGCAGGTAGTTCGTATTGATAAAAATCTTGAACACCGGCACAAAATCAAAGCTGTTCTCATTTAGGAATCGGGCGTTGATGGTGTCGTTGCCAGTCATTCTTTTTACGAGAGCTGCATTAAATGTGATCTTCTTCTCCGGCTCAGAGATATTTACAAATCTGGAGCCGACCAGACGAGCCACTTCTTCCGAAGGTCCGCCTGTGTTCCCACCACGGAATTTAGCTGCCAGCATATCCGGATTCGATGTCTTTCCATAGTCGCCCATGATCTTCAGAAATGTTTCCATTGCCGTGCCTTTTCCGTTTCGGGAAGTGGCACCGTAAAGGATAAACATACACTCCTGCGAGGTATCTCCTGTCAGGGCGTATCCCAAAGAACGCTGAAGGAAGTCTGCCAGATCCGCATCCCCGCACATGACCTCCTTGATAAACGAGTGCCAGCGTGGACAGTCTGCATCCGGGTCATAGGTAATACCGGATTCCATTGTGAGATAATCCTCCGGCCGATGTTCCCTGAATTCCAGTGTCCGCATATCCAGCGTTCCATTTTTGCAGTTGAAGAAATACTTGTTCCTGTCGAATGCCTGCATGGAGATCGGGTACACGGACATGGCATCTCTTAACATCGTTTCCCGATTCTTACGCAGCTGCAGCTTTCGTACACGGTCGATGAACCGCTTCCTGGCATCCTCTTCGGTGATCGTCAGGGCAAATACATACAGCTTGTCAGCCAGCAGCTTTGCCAGTTCCGACACCTTGAGATTGCCTTTGTCCGGCCGCCAGACAGATCCGTCATAGACATACCAGCCTTTACGCTCACTGTTGTACCGGGCGATCTGCTTGAAATAATCCGCAAACATATTGCCCATGCCGATCTCATTTCTGCCATACCGGGCATTTGTATGCGGTGCCATTTCTTCCAGCGTGACCGTGATCTTGGTAAGATCCGGCTGGAATTCGACATAGTCATCCTCATCCAGCTTGGAAAACTCCTCATCCACGATATCCTGTGCGTTGACCGGCATATAGACGGCCGAACAGGTATTGACGGTATTGCGGATAGAGATCGCACCGTAGGTCGAACCAGCCTGTTTTCTGTCCCACTTGTCACGCATCAGACCAGAGGTACGGAAAATGCGGTCCATCTGCTCCTCATCACAGCCACACCAGAATGCCAGGATCGACAGCAATGCCATATCCGCATCCGACTGGCTGCCATAGAGGTCTTCCCAGTCACCGGCAAAGAGTTTTTTGAACTTTTCCGAGTTGCTGGCTTCATTGGCGTGTGCGATAACAGCATCATCATCCAGATACGAATGGTGCTGGAAATGGGTCTGCTGCACCTGCTTGTTTCGCTTCATCAGCGTGTCCAGCAGTGTCGTCATTGCCGTTTCATCGTTCGGGATCTCACCTGTGCGGTAAACATCTCCCGTTACGGTGACGAAGCGGTTCGTCGCACCAGGCATATACACTTCCAGCCCCTTGCTACGGTTGTTGATGTAGTAGACCGTCTTGTCATAGACATAGTCTTCCGGCACACAGAAGAAACCTCGCAGTCCTTTGCCAGACGGAGATTTTTCCACGTAAGCCGTAGGAAAGATGGAAAGGACGGTATCCGCCGTATCGTTCAGCGTACCATCCTCCCGGATACAATGGTCGATATCAAAAGCACCGATTCCGTTGCCAACAGCAATACCGATACCGTCATAGCCGCCCATTGCATAAGTGACGAGGGTATTCTTGAAATCCGAAAATGTACGCAGGTCATTGATCTTTGCCCGTTCTCCCGTTGCCGGGTTGTACGGCATCTTGGTCTTCTGGCCATTACGCTTTTCAAACTTCCAGACACAGAAGCTGCAGGTCGTTTTCAGCTTGCCCGGAATGTTCTTGATGTCCATCATGCCTGCGCCTCCCTTCCCATACAAGCCTGCATCGCAAACTGCTTTTTAACAGCAGCTTCGATCTCCTGCTTTTTCTTGGCCGAGGTCACACGGCAGAGCCGGTTACACAGGACCATCTTGTCAATAGTCGTGATCTGCTCCACCAGCAGAATGGATTCTTCCAGTCCCTCATCCCGGAGCATTTCGCAGTCTCTCCCGGTGACCGGAATGTGTACCGGCAGCTCCAGCTTCTTCAGCTTGGAACTCATCGGGATTACCGTGATGATCGGAGAATTGCGGTTTGCCATATCGTTACTGATGACCAGCACCGGGCGGTTCCCGCTCTGCACCGAGGTACCATAATGATCACCCAGTTCGGCGAACCAGATCTCATACTGCTTCGGTATCTTTGGTACCGGCCATCTGGTAAGCGGCATCTCCTGAATCGGCACTCTATTAGGTGCCGGCTGACAGGATACTACTGCCTTTTTCTTGGTCTTCCCTCGCTGATTGATGTATTTATTAACATGGATCTTTCGTCCATGTGCTGCTGACCGGGCATTCTTTTTCTTTCTCCCCATTGGAATCTCACCTCCAGTTTGATAACAAAAAGACCGCTGAAGATGGAATCCTCATAGCGGCCGTAAATGTAAAAAGGCATAAAAACACCGGATGCTTTCCAGTATCTTTATGCCTTTGTTTTTCTATTTTCCTAGTTTAAAGTATAGCAAAAAACCGATGTACAGTTAAGAAGGAAAAGTTCAAAAACGGTTCGTTTCCGTTCGTAAAGTTCAGTTTTTGCAGAACTTTTTTTCCAGCTGCCGCATCTGCTCCCTGCTGGAAAAAAGCTCTTCTGAAAACTGCTGCAGCCCGATTTTTTTATGATAAAAGACGGCTGTTTTTCCCATATGCTTTCCATTCTCAAATTCGACTGCTTTCAGAGGAATCCGGTCCAAACAGTGCTGTCTCACAACGATCTGCGCCTTACTGTCTCTGATCCGAAACGCCGATGCATCAGCCAGCTTAAGCCACTCTCTTAGAGCTGTATACCTTGCAAGACCTTCTTCTGCCTGCCGGTCATACATTTCCTTTTCACCCGGATATTTAGAATCCGCGGCCATTTCAAGATCCTGCCTCCACTGCACTTGTGTTTCCTCCGCCAGCGTTTTTACCCTGCTATACTTCTGGCAGACTTCTTTTGCAAAATCCAGCATGTCCTCTGCTGTTTCCTGTTTCATATTCCGTATCACCTCCTCTGATAGCGGCCAATTGTGTCGGCCATTCCAATAAGGGCATTTTCTTTCTCCCGAACTACCGTTCTCCGGGTCAGCAATTTCCCCTCCGCCCCTGTGATTTCCGACTGCTTCTTCCCATCCACAAACAACTGCTCCGCCACAAGCCGGGTCTGGCCACGCAGACTGCGAAGCCCGATCTCAAAGAGTTCGATCTGCTCACAGACTTCATAGTAAGGTTCCAGAAACTGCTCCGTGCGCTGTGTCTGCACTTCCCGGTTCATGGATGCCAGCACCTTATCGCAATTAAGGACCGTTCGCTCCACCGGGTTCGACAAGCCGCTTGTCTGCACCCGTTCGGATTCCTCATGTGCGCCCTGTGACAGTTTATAGATGATCTCATCCTTCGTGTAAAACCACGATTTGGATTCTTCATACTGCTGTCGGAGCAGTTCCCGCCTGCGGACCAAACAGCGATAGGAATCGGCCAGTTTTTTTACCAGCTCCAGACAATCCACCTGTCCAGGTTCATTGGCAGATGCCACATTCTTTTCCTCAGCCATTGTTCGTCCTCCTTTCTGACCGATTCGATTGGTACTTAGCTTGGTGCTTTCCCGGCGACTTTCTTCTTTCTCCGCTTGGCTGCTTCCTGATGCACCCGTTCCTTCACCCCTTCGATCAGCCGGTCCGCATCCAGATCCGTAAGCGTCTCATACCACGGAGAGTGAAAGAATCGTTCTAATCTTTCTTTCTCGTGCATCGCATCCTGGTTCCTTGGATTGACATCCAGCCGGTGAAGCGCCCACTTATAATCCTTGACCGCCTGCAGGATGATGGCATTTGCCAGGTTCTCATAGCAGGCCATATTTTCACTGACGGCAATTTTTGCAGCACTTCTTACTCTGCTCATTTTTTAACGCCTCCCATCCTGTCATACCAGGGTGCCGGCACCTTCTCCGGAGCAGTTCCGTACTTGAAAACATAGATTGTGTGCCACGCGGTCTCATATAAAAGATCCAGCAAACGGCGGTTTGCTTCCGGCAGTTCATTTGCTTTCTTGATGAACTGCTCGATAAAGTGCTCCCGGTTCGCATTCCCCAGATTCTGGCTCTTTTCCCTTGCAATGACCGCCTCTGCAAACTGAAAACAGATCTTTTTGTACTGCTGGACACAGTCGTATTTCCATGTGAGTGCATCCAGCAGGATCTTTCGTTTTCCGTCCGGGGTAAGCTTGGGCATATTCTGGATCTTGGATTTCTGATACAGTTCCATGGCCTGTTCTTCCTTACAGAATTCCTGCTGCATCCAGATCTCGCTTGCCCGGATATGGCACATCAGAAGTTCCACTTCATGCTCATAGGCTTCCTTCATGAGAAGATCCCGGTTCATCTGCAGGTCTGCTGCCCTGCGGATCGGGTTCGTACCAAAGAGCTCACAAAGAAGTCCCTTTTCGCCAATCGGCCGAAACATTGCCCAGGGGATGAAGAATCCCTCCTCATCCCGTTTGGTTTTCACAGCCGTCACCGGCTTGGACTTCTTATAACGATAACCGCTCTCCTCTGCCGGGCGGCGGTTCTCTGCATTCAAAAACAGATACTTTTTCATATTCTCTCCTATCTCCCCAGCTGCGCCTTGACCGCTGAGATCAGTTTTTCCTGTGTCATGTCTTTCTGTTCCAGTGCTGCCATGACATCCTCATCCACTGTGTCCTTAGTGATGATATGGTGGATGGTGACCACATCCGTCTGCCCCTGCCGCCAGAGTCTGGCATTGGTCTGCTGATACAGTTCCAAAGACCAGGTCAGACCGAACCAGATCAGGATGTGTCCGCCCTGCTGGATATTCAGACCGTGTCCGGCTGATGCCGGATGGATCAGAGCCACCGGGATATTCCCGGCATTCCAGTCCTTGATGTCGGTGCTGCTCTTGATATCCCGCACCGGAATCTTTTGCTTTGCCAAATGCTCCATGATGCGCTGGCGGTCATGCTTGAACCAGTACGCCACCAGAACAGGCTGCCCGTTGGCGGCTTCGATCAGGTCTTCCAGTGCCTCCAGCTTATGATCATGGATGACGCGTGCTTTTCCGTTCTCATCGTAGACAGCGCCATTGCTCATCTGCAACAGCTTTCCTGTCAGTGATGCGGCATTGGCAGCATCTATATCACCATCTTTCAGCGGGATCAGCAGGTCCTTCCGAAGCATATCGTAAAGTTCCCGCTCCGGTGCGCTCATCTCCACCTCATACCGGCTTGGAATACAGTCTGGCATATGAAGGTAATCCAGTGCTTTCATGGAAATCGTAATATCCGAGATCCTCTGATAGATCAGCTCCTCTGCTCCTTCTCTGGGCTTGTATTGGAACACAACACCCGTGGAAGGATTCATGGATGAGGCCTTGAAATAAGCCTCCCGATACCGACCGATGAATTTGCCGAGCCTCTCACCGCCATCCAGAATCCCGATCTCCGCCCAAAGATCCATGAGCCCATTGGAAGAAGGGGTACCGGTCAGCCCGACCCACCGCTTCACATACGGGCGGACTTTCCGCAGGAATTTAAAACGCTGGGACTGGTAGTTCTTGAACGATGACAGCTCATCGATCACGACCATGCCAAAATCCCAGCGCATTCCGTTTTTCTCATAATACTCCACCAGCCACTTGATATTTTCCCGGTTGATGACATAGATCATTGCCGGGTGGTGGAGTGCTGCAATGCGGGTCTTTGTGTCACCTACGATGACAGAAATATCCAGGCCTTGCAGATGATCCCACTTTTCGATCTCTGCCGGCCATGTATCACGGGCCACACGCAGCGGCGCAATGATCAGGACCTTGCTGACCTCGAAGGTCTCCAGCATAAGGTCTTTGATGGCCGTCAATGTGATAACGGTCTTTCCTTAACCCAAGCCCATATCCAGAAAAAGGGCTGCGACCGGGTGTGTTTTGATATACTCCGTACAGTAGCTCTGATAATCATGTGGAATGAACTTCATTTGGGCATCACCTCCTCCCCGGCATCCTGTGCCCGTGTTTCCAGCTCCTCGCTTTGTGTATTTCCTTGTGGCAGCGTAACTTCCGGCATCTCCGGAATCTTCGCCCCGATTCCCTGGGGGATAGGCTCGCCCGGTTTCCAGCGAAGCAATGCATGGATAGCAGGCAGGATCTGTTCCGGGCGGTCTACGCAGAATACCGGGAAGCCCAGTGCCTCCAGCTGCAGTCTGCGTTTTCTCTGAAGGATACGCATCTGCTTGCCGGGAGCTTTCAGTTCCACAAAAGCACACTTGCCGCCGAGCAGCAAAACCAGTCGATCCGGCACACCGTTCATGCTCTGACTGGTGAATTTAAGGGCCTGCCCACCGGCGGCCCTGACTGCTTCCACAAACTGCTTTTCGACTTCATTCTCTCTCATCCGGCTTCGCCTCCTCTGCCCGCCAGACACCGATGCGTGGACGTTTCTTTTCCTGGCATTCCCTTTTCGGGCGTTTCCTTGGATGGTGCTTCTTCCTGCGCTCTTCCCGAACCACATTGCCGATGGCTTCATTGGCGGTCGGGTCCGGGTGGCTGTGGCTGACTTTCCTGTTCAGAGATCCTTCTTCTTTGTGTTCTGTGATCCAGTGAATGACATCTTCCATACCGTCACCTCACTGATTGATCTGCTTCCACTGCTGCGGCTCCATCGTGGCAACCTGCCAGCCGATGCCCTCCAGTGTGGTAGCACGGTCATAGGAAACAACATCCTGCGATGCACGGGTCACCGCATTGGACAGACCGTACAGAGAAAGGTCTCCGCCTTCAATGAGGTACTTGAGGATACCTTCCTGTTCCTCGGCATTGATGCCATAGCTCTGGGCAGTCAGCTGCACCACATCCTGTACCCTGCCGGTGATCGGCACTACCATAGATTTCTGCAGACGGCCGACCACCTGGGAAAAGCGAGCCTCATCAATGGCAGCCATCGTGGTATCGCGGAGTTTCAGCAGGAATGCCTTGTCCTCTGCTTCCATCGTTTCATCCGAATACAGGGCAAAGCTGTCCTCCACTGCTTTTGCCTGCCGGCCCACATGATGACGGCGTTCGCCCATGTCATTGACCACCATGCCGTTGGTGCAGACCAGACGGTATACCAGCGGCTGAATCGACACAGCTCCCAGACCGACCTCGGAGTTGGAGATCATCACGCCAGCCTGGACGATGTCTCCCTTGCGGACTTCCATCTCCAGACGGTGATTGACCACCTTGAGGTACAGACGGTTCTCCGTCACCTCACAGGACATGACCTCGTACTGATCGTTGCCTGCAAACAGCGGCAAGACGGATGTGGCGATCTCCATGTTGTCGATACGGCGATAGCGTTCCGACAGCAGCGCACGGGCTACCTGTCCGGCACCGTAATCCATAGAGCGGACCATGTAAGAGCTGGGCTTGTCCGCAAACCAGCTGTTCACGTTCTCGGCCAGAAGTTCCGGCTTCTGTGCCTGCATAAGATCATAGTATTTGGCCGGGATACCCAGTGCCGATGCCACCTGACGATGGAACAGCGAGGTCGTACCAAACACCTCCTGCTGGCTGGTTGTAAGATGATTGATCTCGAAGGTGTGTCCATCTTCCCGGAGGCGCATTCCCTGCGCCGGGCTGATAAAATCCTGCTTGGCCTGATTCTGACGGTTCAGTTCGACCAGAACTTCCTGCAAATTTCTTCCTGTTTTCATAGCAATTTTCCTCTCTATCTCTGCGGCGCATATTTATACGCCCGTTTATGCGTCGTGTCCTTCCGACAAAAACGCCGTGTTTTTATAACTACAAGTGCTTATAATTCCCGGTTAATCATCTGCCGGATGATCCGAACGGCTCCCTGCATACGTCTACGGTTCAGCCGGGTATCCTGCAGGAGTGTGTCCAGAGCATCCACCTCGTCCCGAATGTCACAGAGGACTGACCGCTGATGGTCGGCAAGGCGTTCATTGTCCTGCTCCATGCGGTCATACTCCTTTTCATAGTCATCAATGTCCTCCACATTGGTATCGATATAGCTTTCGATCTCCCGGCGGAGTTCCTCTCCGGCATAGTCCTGCACCGCATCCAGCAGATCCTGGATGCCAAAGGGTGTCAGAAGTTTTCCGTCCTTCATTTTCAGAACATGAGGCATCTTGCTCCCCCTTTAATCCTTGAAGTAATAGCTGCCCTTATATCCGGCAGCATTCAGAGGAAGATCCTTGCACCACTCCGGGTTAACGGACATCAGCTTGCAGACCTCATCCACCGTGTACCGATCCTTGGGTGCTTCGATGATGACTTCATCGTGAACATGACCGACGATATTCAGGCCATAGCCTTCCATCCGGGCCATTGCTTCTGCCAGAATGTCACGTGCAATCGCCTGTGTCGCATTCTCCACCAGACGGCCGGAGTAGGTTTCCTGTCTGGCCCATTTGTGGTTCTGCCCCACTCCTTCATAGGTCAGGCTCATGCGACCGAAGCGGTTCGGCTGCAGTCTCGGCTTCAGATACGCCAGCTTTCTGCCGGAAGGCAGCAGCATCCAGAGCGTACCGGAATAAAACTCAAATGCCAGCTTGCCGATCTCCTGCCGCTTTCCGGTCTTGAATGTCTGCGTTGCCGCTTTCTCCACATCCCACCAATACTGGACGATCTTCGGATTGGCTTCCCGCCAGGAATCGATGATCTCCGGCAGTTCCTCTTCTTTCAGACCCATCTGCAGAGCACCCATGCTGATGAGTGCGCCGGAAGAACCACCATAACCACAGGCCAACTCTGCCACCTTTCCTTTCTGCCGAAGCTCTCCATTGATGCCGTGCTTTACTACCGGCACATGGAACATCTGACTGGCAGAGGCACAGTAGATGTCCTTTCCTTCCAGAAAGGCTTCCAGTCGCCAGTCCTCCCCGGCTTCCCATGCAAGCACACGGGCTTCGATGGCGGAGAAGTCGGCCACGATGAATTCACAGCCTTCTTTTGGGATCAGCATGGTTCGAATCAGCTGGGAAAGCACATCCGGGGTATTGCCATAGATGGTCTCGACCATATCAAAGCACCCCAGCTTCACCAGTTCTCTCGCCTCATCCAGCGTGGAAATATGGTTCTGCGGCAGATTCTGCAACTGGATATTCCGGCCGGAATACCGACCTGTGCGGCTGGCTCCATAGAACTGGAACAGCCCTCTGGCTCTGCCATCTGAGCAGACACAGCGTTCTGCCGCCTGGTATTTCTTCACAGAACTTTTCGCCATCTGAAGCCGGAGCTTCAGCATGTCCATTGCCTCGGCATCCACTCCGTTCTTGTCCAGTTCATCGATCATCTGTGCTACATCCTTTTTTCCGAGCGTGTCCATCGGGATGCCACGCTCATCCAGCCATGACTTCAGCTGTGACACAGAGTTGGGATTCTCAAGCCCTGTCAGTTCGTAGGCTTTCTTACTCATAGCGTCCGAGAGCATCAGGTCACAGGCTATGGCCTGATGCACCAATTCTGTATCGATCTTCACACCACGGTCATTAATGCGCTCATTGACCCGGTAATGCTTCCACTCCTGCACCGGCATCGGGAATTTCTTCAGCCTCTTGTAAATGTCCACCTCGGTGTTGACATCCTGGATGCAGTAATACTTAAACTTCTCCCAGTCAGCAGGGTAATGCTCCGGAAGATTCCGGGTACGCATCCCATTGCTCTTCGTTGGCTTACAGGGCATGGAAAACAGCTTGATCAGCCGCTCGCCTTCCTTGTCTTTCTGCTGGCTGGTCTTCAGCACAGTGCCAACATCCTTTAGGGCCATTGGCAGAGTCAGCGATGCTGCCATAACCATCGTGCAGATCCAGCTGTCCGGCGAAAGGAACTCCCCGGGTTTCAGATACTGTCCCGGCAGATGTCTTTGCAGATGCACAGAAAAACAGACCCGCTCAAAGGAAGCATTGTGGGCGATCAGGCGCACATTGCCGGACTGGAAATCCTCCAGCAGTTCTTTGGGGAGCGGTTCTCCTGATGCAAGGTCTGCACATCTGGTTTCTCCAAAACCTTCCCCTTCATCGGTCGCCCAGGCTACCAGCAGGATCTCAAAGCTGGGATCTGTGGCATAGCGGTACAGGCCGCATTTTCCGATATCCACCTCGCTGTAGGTCTCAATATCGATCAGCGTTTCTTTCAAATATCTCACCTCTATTCGATGTAAAAAGCCGGAGGACACCCTGGCATCCCCCGGCACGGTTACTTATCTGTATTTCTCTTAGCGAAGGTAATCCGGCAGTTCCTCACCGGCATCGCCGCCCAGAACATCCTCATCGTCCAGCGCGTCAAAATCAGACTCTGCCGATGCCTTGCCGGACAGACGGTCACCATCCTTGACGAACTGTACGTTCCCCAAACCAGCAGCCACACCGCGGTTGCCGTTGGCGTTAAAAGCGTAGAAGTTCACGCTGACGTTGCAGTAGCAGCCGGAGTAGACCATCATCGGGTCCGTCACAGGCTGGACATGACGGTCCACGACCTGCGGTGCATCCTTGCTGGAGGCATTCACAAAGAAATGCTCCTGATAGTTCTCATCGTCCGGACGGTCGATGTCGCCGTCACGCAGGGGCAGCTTCAGGTTCGGCGGGATCTTACCGCCCCACTTACGGGTCTTGCCATCCTCCTTGGCGGCCTCCACTGCCTTGTGGATCGCCAGCAGGGTCTTCTTATCCTCCTTCGGGATCAGGCAGGAAACGGAATACTTAGCCTCACCACCGTTGATGCTCTTTGCTTCAAAAATGTTTGCAAAAGAGATACGGCACGGAATCACGACCTTAGTTACACTGGAAATCTTGTTAGCCATAATAAAAATCCTCCATCAATCTGTTTTTGTGTATTGCCGCTGCCCTCAGTCGAGGACAGCAAATTCATCTTCCGCAGTCTGCAGATCGACTGCTTCTCTGGGGTCCGAATCCGGGACAAGTGCCAGCTTACCGGGCGGCTTGACCACATACTCTCCCAGAATCTCCTGGAACTTTTTCTTCCCCATGAGCTTTTCAAAGGCTGTCAGGGAGATCAGCTCCGTCTTATAAATATCGGTATATCCGGCCTTCTCTGCCGCGGCCACCACCGATTTCGTATCAAGGAACTGCCGCTTGCTCCTGCCTTCGACCACCTTATACCCATCCCAGCTGACGCCATGATTGATGGCCTCGGAACTGACATAGGCAAAGATAGCTTCGATCCAGGATTCGATACGGTTCAGGGTCGGCAGCATCTTCTCAATGTCTGTCTTGGAAAGCAGTGCCGGGGATTTAAAGGTCGGCACGGAGGTGTCCGGGTCAAAGGATGCTGTTGCATCTGTTTCCTCGGTTTCATCCTCCAGCACGCCGGCATCCAGATCCAGAAATTCTTCTTTCACCAGAGCCATAGCTTCATCGGCACAGGCTTTGCAAGAAGTTCTGGCACGACAAAACCGGCACCAGTCCCCGGGAACCTGCTCGCCTTTTCCTTCAAAGGCCAGCTTTGCCCTCGGTCTGACATAAGTCTCGGCCCAGTCCAGCAGTTCCTCCACACTGCATTCAAACGTTGAGATATTTTCCAGTCTCGGCTGGATAATGGTCATGGACACCTTTTTGATGCTGTACAGATATCCATAGGAGTGGTAAGCACCCAGGGCATACAGCATCATCTGCGGATTATGGTCACAGTTTACGAACACGCCCTTGCCGTTCTTATAGTCCATGACATACAGCGTCCCATCTGCGATAATCACGCAGTCGCCGGTACCAAAGCCAGATGGAACCAGGTAGCTGTAATCCAGCCGCTCCTCCACCATGACCAGCGGATGCGGACAGGTCTCCTTGATGCGTTCCACCGTGGAAATGATGAACTCCGCATAGATATCCGTGTTCGCTTCCATCTCCTCATCCTCATATTCAGAGGTTGGGCGCTTCACCCGTTCATGCAGATATTTCCGCAGCTTATACTCGCCCAGCGCATGGGCGGCAGTTCCCTCCTCGGCATACACCGAGGATTCATTTGGAAAGTTCTGCTCCAGCCTTGCAGATGGCGTACAGTTCAGCCACCTCTTCGAGCTGGAAGCAGAAAGGATTGCATGTACTTCCGGCATGATGACCTCCCTTAAATCTGGGAGACATCTGCCAGAAATGCTTCGTACTTCTCTGCAGGCAGGTCAGAAAGCTGGGCTACACCGTAGGTCTTCAGAAGCTGACCGATCTTCTCGTTGTTATCACGCTTCTTCTTGATCTTGGCGACAATGACCGCCGTGATCTCGTCCTTGGTGATCGTTACTGCAGACTGTGTTTCCTCCTTGGCAGCAGGTGTGTCCTTGTCCGTGGTTTTATCGGACGGTACTTCTTTTTGGCCGGTATCTTCTTCCCACGGCAGCGCATCCGCATCATCCACCGGATGCTCACTCTCTGCGGTTTCTGAACTCTCGGAGTTCACTGCTTCCTCCGCCTCGCCAGAATCTTCTACCACAGGCACCTCTGCGGCTTCCTCGATGGCCGAAGGAGCCGTTTCTTCTACCTTTTTGGTTTTCTTGACCGGCTTCTTACGGGGATGCGAAACCGCCGGGCCTTTCTTTTCTGTTACGGACAGTACCGGCTGCTCTGCCACCGGAAGCTCCAGTTCATCCTCCGTCTTTGCATTTGCCGCCAGCATATCCAGCTGCTCGGATACGCCGGCAAACATCTGCGCCAGACCGTCAAAGACCTCGACCAGACCGTCCACGACTTTTTTCGGAGCATTCAAAGCATTCAGTTCGTCCATCATGCGTTTGCCTCCTCTCCGGCTTCTTCCTCATCACCCCACAGGTCATCCAGATAATCGGCCTGTGCCTTCAGGACTGCCAGAATGACCTTCTCGCACAGACCAGTTTCTTTGTGGATGCGAGCCAGCATCTCATCGAAGTCGATGTCCTCTGCCGGGTCGTCTGCCTCTGCATCCGGCTCCTGACCGAAGCCGTAGTTGTAAGAGGTCATGCGCTCATCCATGTGGACATGCAGGTTCTTGATGCTGAGCGAAAGGAACGGAACACCAGACGGGCGTGCCAGCATCGGCTTATCCTGCTCCTGAGTTTCCGTTTTTTCCTCTGCCTTGGCAGGAAGCGGAACCTTTACCACCTTGGCGTCCTTCAGCATCTCGCTGATCATTTCCTCCAGAGTCATGCTCTTCTCGTTCTTATTCTCCATTGTCTTCCTCACTTTCTGCAGCTTCCTGCTGCTCTTCGGTTTTATCTTCCATTGGTATGTGATACTGCTCGGAAAGTCTCTTCAAAAGCAGCTCGACCATGCGTCCCGGCTCCGGGAGATTGCAAACGGGCTTCTTCAGCTCATGTGCTCTCTTGATCTCCGCCGCCATACCCTCGGATATGGTTTCGCCGAATACCCACACTTCATCTGCTGCTTCCAGCCACTCCATTCCAAATCGGATTCCTGTTGCGCGCTCCTGTGCATCCTCATCCTTTAAGAACTGAGTAAAATACAGATGCGGAGCCAGTGGCAGGACTCCCATTGTGGCAAGAATCCTGCAGGCCGTCTTTGCCCTCTGGATGTTTGCCTCCAGCTGTGCCTTCCTGCACGGCGAGTCATTTGCTGTCGGCCGGTACGGCGAGCAGATAAAAATCTTCTTCGGTGCCGATGCCAGCGGAAAACCGCCGGGTGGACGAGCCTCCTTAGAACCCTCTATCTTGGCGGTTACATTCGCCTTATTCATGCTTTCTGCATTCATAGGTTTTTCCTCCTGTCGATGTACTTGAGAGGTGGTCCTCTCATAAAGACCACCGTTTTGGGGCAAAAGTTAAGTAGTTCTTCAAAAACTTTTTCTCATTTTTTTGAGAGCACCCTTCATCGCATAATGGACAGCCGGTTTTGTTATCCCCAGCTCCTCTGCGATCTCCTGCAGCGTCATACCTTTATAGAAATAAAGCTGGATCACCTCAGTCTGACGCTCAGTGAGCTTGCTCATGGCAGCGTACAGACGGCGAAGCTCCCTGTCAGCCAGCATCTCGGCATTGTCTTCATCCAGAAAATCCACCATAACGGCGGCAGACCAGTCGGAGCCGTCACATTCCAGGGAAACATTTTCTGAATCTGCCACACGCTTATTCAGGTTATGCTCCATCCGACGCTCACCTTCCATCAGCAGCCGGACACTCCACTCAACATCCTCGAATGCTTCTGCCGGGATCACCTCGTAGGTCCCATCCGTAAAGTCATAGCGGTAATCGTTGCAGCGATCCACCGCCATGACTGTATGTGAGCCATCCACCTCATACACCGCATAGCCATTCTCATAAGCAGTCAGCTTTGCTCCATTTACCATTGTCTGTGCCACTGCCATCGGCTCCTTTTCCATAAGGGTCTTAAAGGTCGGGAGCTTCTTTTCCACCACGGTGTCAATCTTTGTCTTCAGCTCGCGCAGGGTGATATGTGCGTTTGCTGCAAGATCCGAAGCCATCTGTTCTGCCGCCTGAGCCACGTTCTTTGCTATCGGCTGGCGAACCTCCATCACGCCTACGCCACCATTGATTGCTACTGCTCCAGTCATCATGTTCATCATTTTTCTGTCCTTTCCCCCGGACTTCTGGGAGGGAAGGATACTGAAAGCTCTGGCTTTGAAGAACATACATGGGAGATTTGCAACATCCTCATGGAACAGACAGACTCTGCGGTCAAAAAGGCGCAAAAAGCCCGGTTCTAAAGAAGGTTAGAATGATTCCATGTTCAGTCCTCCAGCTCCAGCAAATAACTCTGCTGTGCTGTCAGATCGCTTATGGTATCCTTCGCCTGCTCTAGAATCGGGCTTACGATATTTTTTATTTGTCCGAGGTACTGCCGACAGGTACTTTCGTTTTGACTCTGTGGGCTTGTCCCTTGAACTGTTTATAGTCTACCAGTTGGAAAGGCTCTTGCAGATGGCAGATAAGCCACACTTCTGTGGCGAATTCGCCACATTTTCATATCGACTCTGTGAAAGCCCTATATCGGCAGTAAAAAAGGCAAAAAAATACCGCACAGACACTTTTGATCTGTACGGTACTTAACCAGCCATAGCCACATGACTTTCTTGGAATAAGAACGCATCAATGGTTTCTTTTACCATCTCTTGATGCCTGGAGCTCAACTTCTCATATTTTTCTTGAATTGAAGCCGCTGTGTTTTCTGGCTCTTCTTCGTCCATCAGTGCGTCCATTGAAACGCCAAGGGCTTTTGCAAATTTACGCAGCAGTGTGCTACTCATTATACCTTT